ATTGGAATATATCAACCAATCTCAAAATTACCTAATTCTCTTGTACGACCCTGGTTAGCTATGATGGAAAGCTATTTGATATATCAATATGCCTTAAATTTTGGGTCTGAACCTTTAATGAATTTGGCACATTCCCAAACTGTTGGGCAAACACTTATATCCGAACATTCTATTGCTCAGACTCAGAAAAGATATTTACAGGAGCACAGTTTGAGAAGGTTTATTGATGGAACTCTTTAAGGATATCATACCTGCCCTACTTCAAACCAAGAAGCGGGTCATTACCTCCGAAAACGAAAAGGAATATGTTCCTTTTATCATCAACCGGAGCCTCAGTCTCCATGCCGATTGTATTTTTGTAGCCAATCAACTGAATATAATGTATGATGTAGATCATCTACTTCAAAATGATTATGGCCTAAATACAATACGAGCTTGGAAAAGACCTTTTCAAAAGTGGCAAAAACTAGAATCTAATGATAACCTAGAATTGGTCAAAGAGTATTATGGATATTCGGCCGAAAAGGCCAAAGATGCACTCAAGCTCCTAACTGATACACAAATAGACGCCATTAAGAAGCGTTTGGATAAGGGTGGGATTTATGATAAACGACAACAAGGACGACATATTTAGAGGATTAGGAGTAGAAGTTACATTACCTGATCCTGAATCGTTCCTAAAAATAAAAGAAACATTGACTCGAATTGGAGTAGCTTCCAAATTAGATAAAACTTTATACCAGAGTTGTAATATTCTCCACAAAAAAGGCCGATATGCGATTATGCATTTCAAGGAACTTTTCATCCTGGATGGTAAACCATCCGATTTTTCCATCGATGATATGGCCCGAAGGAATACAATTGCGAATCTCCTCCATGATTGGGAACTTTGTGACTTGGTTGATGAAGAAAAATCAGCTTCACCTGAAGCACCTATGAATCAAATCAAAGTGATTTCTCATAGAGAAAAAGGTGATTGGAAGTTAGTACAAAAATATTCTATTGGAACCCACATACAAAAAACATAAACTAGGAACTTTATTATGAAAAATTTTAACATGGAGTTATATTATGGCAAGACCTGTGAGGCCTAAACTAAAATTCTTTAAACTACACAACATGGTGAAATTACCTGCATTCGGCACTCAAGGTGCAGCATGTTTTGATTTGTCTTACCAACCATATCATACTAAAGTAGTTAACGGATACAATCCCCAAAATTCTCCAACAACTCGTGAACTAGGTAAAACCGGTGACGTGGCTATTATGCCAGGTGACCGGTTACTTGTTCCTACAGGCCTGATTATGGATATTCCTCAAGGATATTCTGTGAGATTTCATATACGGTCTTCTATGGCCTTAAAATCTGGTATAGCCTTAGCAAATGCTGAGGCGGTAATCGACTGGGATTATATCGATGAATTGTTTGTACTTCTGACCAATATTGGTGTATCTCCTTATATCATCAAGGTTGGAGACAGAATAGCTCAGGCTGAATTGGTTAAGATGTTGGACTATACATTGGATGAAGTTACTGAGAAGCCAACCAAGAAAACAGATCGAAATGGTGGATATGGAAGTACGGGGCGAGGAAATTAAAATAAATCTTGAAAGACCTGTAGCTGTTATCACTCCAACAATAGGCAAATCTACTCTTTCCAAAGCAATAGATTCTGTCTTATCCCAGACCTATTCGAATGTCAAACATCATGTTGTGGTTGACGGACACCAATATGAGCAAGATGTTCATATTCGAATAAAGGATTCTAAGGGGCAAACAAGCCATAGTTTAGCTCTTGATTTACTCCAAGAAAATACTGGAGCAAATGGATTTTATGGTCATAGAATATATGCGGCCTGGCCCCAATTGGTTAATGCTGATTACATATTTTTCCTAGATGAAGATAATTGGTATGAACCCAATCATGTAAAATCCCTTGTAGATTTATTAGAAGCGAAACAGGGGTATTCTTTTGCCCATTCATTTCGGCGAATCTATGATAAGGATGGTAAATATATCTGTGATGATCTTTGTGAATCCCTCGGTTCTTGGCCGATTTGGCATTCCCATACACATCCGGAATATCTAATAGATACTTCATCCTTCGCTTTTCGGAAAGAGTTTATTATGAAAACCTCTCCTATTTGGAATTTCGGGTGGGGAGGAGATAGGCATTACCTAGCTTCTGTTAAAGATTCATATATCTATGGAACAACGGCTTTACCAACACTCTGTTATAGATTGGATGGTAATCCTGGGTCTGTCACAGAAGATTTCTTTATCAAAGGAAATAAACAACAAGAAGAACATTATGAAGGAAAGTTTCCATGGACCCCCATGCAATAATTGAGTCTTTTAGGACCAATCCTGATCGAGACCTTATGAAATTCATAGGTCTTTGTATTGCTAACTTGGACAATACGAAATCTCAGAATTTCCAAGATGTTTGGGCTCTTTATAATGAACCATATCAACCAGGTTTATATCTAGAATTTGGGGCTACAGATGGGGTGGCGGGTTCAAATACTTATATGTTAGAAATAAAATATGGTTGGCAAGGATTTCTTGTTGAACCAATTCCTTCTTATACCGAAAAATTGATATGGACAAGACCACATTCACGAATATGGAATAAATGTATATGGACACAATCTGGCGAAATGTTAGATTTCCATGTAACCGATGAACCGGACTTATCGACTATTTCTGGATATGGTACTAAGGATGAACATGCTCAAAAACGACAAGATCATAAGATAATCAAGGTTTCAACTCTTTCTCTTATTGATATGGTTGGATTGATGGAACATAACTATGGAACTCCTATTATCGATTATATGTCAGTGGATACCGAAGGTTCGGAATATGATATCCTTAAAGCTTATTTCTCAAATGAAAAATCGAAAAATCATACCATTAAAACTTTATCCGTAGAGCATAATTATAATATGGAGGCTCGCCAAAATATCTATGATCTGTTAACCTCAGAGGGTTATACACGGAAATTCATCGAAATTTCCAAATGGGATGACCTTTACGTGAAGGATTTGTAATGCAAGATATTGTTATTGGTGCAGTTACCAATTATACCTACCATGATATTGAACCTTGGTTAGTCTCCCTGAAAAGGACAGGCTACCAAGGCATTATTGCTTTGGTTGTCTATAATATGAAAAAAGAGGATGCTGATAAACTAGTGTCGCAAGGTGTTACCATATTTTCCTTTATGAAAGATGATATGGGTAATTTGGTTTATTATGATCCTAGAGGTCCACAAAATTTTAATATTGTAGTTGACCGCTTTGCTCATATGTGGTATTTCTTAAATCAGCTTAAAGAACCCATTAGATATGTCCTTGCTACAGATGTTAAAGATGTTATTTTCCAAAGTGATCCAATAAAATCTTTAGTTGGATTTCCTTTGAATATGATTCGAGTGGCCTCAGAGAATTTCCTATATAAGGATGAAACATGGTCGGCCAATAATATGAAACAAGCTTTCGGTGACCTAATGTTTGATCATATGAAAGATCGTCCAATCTATTGTGCCGGTGTCATCGCCGGTGGTTTTGAAATTTTCTTGGATTTATGTCTTTCTATTAGTCTTATATGTAGTGGGGCTCCTAAACATGTATCTGGAGGGGGAGGTCCGGATCAAGCCGCTATGAATATTCTTCTTTCTACACAACCATGGAAAGAAAAGTGTGAAATGACATCTACGGTTAATTCTTGGTGCGTTCATATGGGAACAACCCGATTTGCAATCCAAGAAGGGTCGGGGGATGCTGGTATAGAATATACCTCAGGTCGAAAAACACTAGAACAAATCACTGATAACTTTATCGGGCCCGACGCCCGAATTTATGATGCTGCGGGGTATCCATTTGTTGCCAATACCTATGATAACCATTATGTCATTGTCCACCAATATAATCGGGTAAAGCAATTGAATGTAATTTGGGATAGGGAATTTAGAGAATGACCGATTTAAGTGACAATGTGGTTGAAACTTTTATAGAACCAAAGGTAAAACGTTATATGATTTTTGGTGGTGATACTGGTCCAAATGGCGGTTGGGAGGACTATAAAGGTTCTTTCGGGCAACTTGAAAAATCTAGAGAATTTGCCAGGTTCCATTTCAAATGGTACCATATAGTCGATCATACAACAGGAATGAGAGTTTAACATGGGCTTTGTACCTACGCCATCAGATTTTATGACAGTCCAGGACCTTAAGGAAGCTGGTGACTGGCCTCTACCATGGACAGCTTCCAAGGGTTTGATACCATATATCAAACGCCTTAAAGGTGAAGTTCATGGTATTGAAATTGGTACAGCCCGTGGTGAATCGGCTTATCACATTTTAGAATCTTGTCCTAATGTAAGTTTATTGACCACTATCGATCCTTTCCTTGAATATATAGATTGGATTGGAGTGATTGATCAACATACGATGGACCAATTTCAGGACCTTGCTAATAAAAACTTACTAGAATTTGGTGGTAGAGTAGATATTCAAGTCAATTCTAGTGATGAAGTTAAGGATCAATTTGCCGATAATTCTATAAGTTTTCTCTTTGTTGACGGAAATCATTCTAAGAACGATGTTCTAAATGACTTAACTGGATATTATCCTAAAGTGGTTTTAAATGGGATTGTAGCGGTTCATGATACCAACTTAGAATCGGTAAACGATGCGATCAAAGAATTTAGGGAAACCAATAAGATTAGAACACCTCTCAATAAACTTCCTAATTCCGTTGTATTTTGGACTAAACAATGAGAGACCTCCGGCTCGGGTTCACAGATACGTATACAAACTGTATAAATTTCTTCACGGATATCCTGGGGAGACGATATAATGTTATCCGAGATGATCAAGATCCAGATTACTTGATCTTTGGAGATGCCAATTTTGGTACAAATCATTTAAACTATACTCGACCTCATAAGATATTTTTCACGGGAGAAAATGTTCGGCCGAACTATTCCGAATGTGATGTGGCTCTGACTTTTGATCATGAGAACTCTCCTAGACATTATAGATTACCTCTGTATGTACTAGAAATGTGGGCCATCAATAAAGACAATAATGTTCACGGGAAATTTGATTATCTCTATCTTACCCATCGAGATATTGACTATGAAAAGGAATGGGATCAAAAAACTAATTTTTCTGCATATGTCCAATCAAATCCTTATTGTCAGCAACGTAACCTTTTTGTGATGATGTTATTAGATGCAGGTCTCTTAGCGTCCTCGGGCCCTCATTTAAATACAACTGGAATAATTTTACCAAGAGATAGGACATTGAAGCTGGACTTTTTCCATCAAGCTAAATTTGGTATTGCAATGGAAAATGGAGCCCATCCAGGCTATGTAACGGAAAAGCTTATTGATTGCTACTATGCTAATACTGTACCTATATATTGGGGGTCCGATACAGTGGATAGAGATTTTAATCCTAAATCTATGGTTAAAGTTTATGATATTCCTACCATAGATTATCTGATTGAAATAGGAAACAATAAGAGCAAATATCTAGATATCCTATATCAACCTCCATTCAATAATAACATTGCCCCCGATGTAACAAATTTGGATAATTTCCTTGACTGGTGGGATATGTTTGTTTTTGAGGAGCAACACCCATGAAATATTGGACAGAAAAAGACATTCCAACACATAAATTACGAAACCGACAGAAAGAAGTGATTATTTAATGAAACAAATACTTTTTGTAGTCCATCGTTACGCTCCATATCCTGGGGGTTCAGAGTATTTCGTAAGAGATATGGCGGAAGAAATGTTGGCTCGGGGACATAACGTTACTGTCTTAGCGGAGACCCATCAAGGTGACCTGAATGGCGTTATGGTGACCAAGGATTATAATATTCTTCTACAAAAGTGGGATTTGATAATTGTCCATGGAGCAGATGTAATATCTCAAAACATTGTCCATGCTAATGGATACGTGATTAATCAAAATAGCCCTGTCTGTTATATGATCATCAAACCATCTGAATCTGCCGCAGCCTTAAATGGACTTAAACAACATAAATTCCTTGCTTATTCAACACAATATGATATCGATTACCTTAAGAAACATAACGTTCTAGATAAGGCTCGGAGAATACGTCATGGTATTGTTTATAAGAATAGTCTAGGAGCCCCAACACGAAATGAGGATACCTTACCACATATCTATGTCTCAGCCGGAGGATTTTATCCTCATAAAGGAATGCCTCCTTTAGCTGTAGCTTTTGAAAATGCTAATATTCCAGATACTCAACTCCATTTATATGGATATGGGGAAGGTATCATTTATGAGGATACTGAAAAAGTTAAATGGTTTAAAGGTAAGTCTAAACAGGAAGTAATGTTTGCCATTCATAATGCAAAAGGCTACATTATGAACTCTTATGAGGAAGGTTTTGGTTTAGTTCTCCTGGAGGCTATGCTTAATCACACTCCATGGTATGCGCGTGAAAATGTTGGAGCTTCCTCAGATATGAGTCGATATGGTACACTATATAAAGATGAAGATGAATTGATGGACATCCTTGAATGCGATCCATCCTTTCCTTCCATTGTTAATTCTGCATATGATTATGTCATGACCAATCATCTTATTACTCAAACATGTAATGATATTGAGGATATTTTAAATGAGTCTTAAAATCACTTTTGGTCTCTGTATCTCTCCAGATACTAGAAAAGACCCCGTTAAAAATCAATATCTCAAAAATCTAGTCGATTCAATTCTGAATCAACCTTGGAAAAAGAATGATACTTTTCAAGTCGTTTATGCTGATCAAGATTCCTGGCTTCCTGAAAAGAAAAATTGGATCGCTCGCCGAGCAATCCACGAAATCTTGGTGATTGTCCACGATTATTACCTTTTTGATTCGGATTGGTTAGACCATTTCCATAGATTTAATGATGAAAATCCTGATTGGAACGTTTGTATGAATCGAATCTTTACAGCGGAAAAGACTAGACATACCGATTGGATGATGAGTCCGTGGTGGATTAAAACTGCTATTGGATTATCTCCTGGTCTTAAGGATATTCTTATGTCGGCCAATCCAAAAGAAAATGGTCCGGAGTTCATCAATGCGCTTCCGTATGATTGTAAGGATTTCAAACCTTATCAATATATTTCCGGAGGATACATAGTTTGTAAGAAAAATGTTCTCCTGGAATTTCCATTTAATGAAGAATTGAAACCGGGTGATCCGGAAGATGTAGATTGGAGTTTTAAGTTGTTTAATAACAAACGTAATTATCTACCAATTTTCAATCCATATTCCACCGTGCGATGCCAGAAATCTGGTAAATGGACTGTCACTCAAATACCTGAAGAAGCTTTAAATGTAATGCGGGACTTAAACCTTGGCGCTTGAATATCCAATTTTAGTAATTTTTGACCTCGACGGAGTTTTAATTAATTCCCGAGAGGTACATTTCGAGGCTATGAATAGCGCATTGAAAGCTTTAGATTATCCAATTATTCCTAAGGACGATCATCTTTCTACATATGATGGATTACCCACAACACGAAAATTAAAACTTTTGACGGAAAAGGAAGGTTACCCCTCTCCTTCAGATTATGATAAGATATGGAAACTAAAACAAGAATATTCTAAAGATATCTTTGATGAATTACAACCATCCGAAAAATTGATTGAGATATTCATTACCCTTAAGGATCGAGGATATAAGATTGCGGTTGCTTCCAATAGTATTAGAAATACAATTATTCTTATTCTAGCTCGACTTGGTATCCTTGAATATGTAGATATTATCCAATCGAATGAAGATGTTAAACGACCTAAACCATATCCGGAAATGATATGGAACGCAATGCAAGCTGTGGGAACTATACCTTCCCGAACTCTTATTTTAGAAGATTCACATATTGGTCGCCAAGGAGCAATAGATTCAGGAGCACATTTAATGCCTATTGAAGATGAAAATGATGTAAAATTACAAGAACTCTTGGAAGCCGCAGATCGGATCAATGGTATTCCTAAGGCTAAAGTTCCGTGGAAAGACAAGAAATTGAATGTCCTTATTCCTATGGCCGGAGCCGGTTCGAGATTTTTTCAAGCTGGATATACATTTCCGAAACCTCTTATCGAGGTTCAGGGAAAGCCTATGATTCAGAAGGTTGTGGAAAATTTGAATATAGAAGCTAATTATATATTCCTTGTTCAAAAAGAACATTATGAGAAATATCATCTTCAATATCTCCTTCAATTAATTGCTCCCGGATGTAAAATTGTTTTGGTGGATGGCTTGACAAAAGGCGCCGCTTGCACTACACTCCTAGCCAAAGAGTATATCGACAATGATAATCCATTGATGATTGCTAATTCGGATCAGATTTTGGATTGGAATGCAAATGAAGTGATGTATGCATTTTCTGCGGATAAAATTGACGGTGGTATTGTAACGTTCGAAGCTTCCCATCCTAAATGGTCCTTTGCTTCCTTAGATGAAGATGGATTTGTATCACAGGTAGCAGAAAAGTTAGTTATCTCCAATCTAGCCACGGTTGGTGTGTACTATTGGAAACATGGTGCTGATTATGTTAAATATGTTGAACAAATGATATCTAAGGATATTATGACTAACGGGGAATTTTATGTAGCTCCTGTATTTAATGAAGCCATAGCTGATGGAAAGAAAATTAGAACCAAGACAATCGATAAAATGTGGGGAATTGGAGACCCAGAATCGTTGAATATATATTTGGAGAACAATCGTGTTTAAGACTATTAGAAATTGGTTCATAGATAGGTTTAGTGATCTTGTTCCTACGAGAGAAGAATATCAAGATTATTATGTTCCATATGTACCTGATGTTCCATATCACGAGAAAAATATTAATGACAAAACTCTTTTACCAGAAGGACTTTATATTTACGATGCCAAATTGAATAAAATTATGGCTGACCTGGAGAAATTGAAAAATGAACTTACGAAATATGATAATTGAAGCTATTCTATACCACTTACAGGAAGAGGATATAACGATTTTTAAAGAGGTTAATGAAGATTGGTTTGGTCAAGTTGAAGATGGTGTAGATAATTGGGATAATCTTCATAGTGCATATGATAAGATTCTAGCTCAATTAGTTAAAGATATTAAGGCTCTTAAGGGAAATAAATGAAATTCCAAACAACACAATATATTGTTGATAATCCTAAGGGATTTTCTCCTAACGTTGTACAATGGGCCCAACAACGGATAGACCAACAAGAAATCCAAAAACAAATCATACAACGTGAAGCACAGGGTAAAAAACCAAATGAATTATAATGAAACGGCTTTGGTAGTAGATGGCTACCAATATAGGTTTTATACAGACCTAAAATATCAGAACGAAATGGTGGCTTATGCCCAGATGGCAAAAAATTTCATGAATAAACCATTCAATTCACCTCTCGATATTGTTGGAAATTATGATTGGCACCAAGCTTTTCCATATGAGGATTATCTGTTCAAAGACTTGGAAAATAGGTTACCACTTTTAGCCCCTGCTCTGGACGAATCTTCTGCTTTATTTTCGGGTAAAGTAATTGATTTTGGTTGTGGTCCTGGGAGAATGATACCTAGAGCCCAAAAATTATTTCCTAGAGTTGATGGTATTGATATCTCAGAATATGCAATTCAATATGCTAGAGAACATTTTAAAGATTCTACATTCTATATTTCGTCAGGTATTGATGTTGGTGATATTCCCTCAGATACTTATGATATAGCCTATTCGACTATTGCTATTCAACATATTCCCTGTAAAACTATCCGGGAGAATATCTTTAAAGGTATCTATAATATCCTAAAGCCAGGGGGCTATATGTCTATTCAAGTAGCATATCATCCAACTAGAACAGCGGGTGTATGGAGTCCTGACACCGAACATGCATCCTATGATTCCGATTTTTGGAATGCTAAGGCTACCAATGGTCATGCTGATATGGTTATCAATCAAAATGATTTGGATAAGGTCAGAACTGATATCAAGGATATATTCAAAGGTGGTCAGGTTAAACTTGGTTTGGCGAATGTTGATAAACTTTATGCGAACCTAAACGGTAATTATCATGCTCCGTACTGGGCAGAATCTTGGTTGTTTATCCAAGCTAGGAAAGAATGAAGATGAGCACACAAGTCTGGATCCTCACTTTCCATCGTCCGGTTGCTCTTAATCGTCTAATTGAACATTTTGGAGAACAAGGATATATGGTTAATATCCTTTCGAATCATCCGAAAGTTCATATTGATTTGGTTAATGAAAAATATGTCAATCAAACCATCATCAATACCTTAAATTCTTCCGAATCTAATTCTTGGTGTGCTAGGTCTTGGAATACAATTCTCATGAAAGCCTTTGATACTCCTGATGAAGAGGCCTCGGCAATTCTGATCCAGGATGATACTGATATTACTCCTACGTTCCGAGGTTGGTTTGAACATAATCAACCAAACTTCGATTTTATCTGGGGCCCAGCAGGTGACCAATTCCATTATACCACCAAGAAGGTCTTGCAGAAGGTTGGCTGGTGGGAAGAAACTTATCAAGGTTGTTATGCGGACGATGCCGAGTACTTAAAAAGGGCTTACATATATTTTAGAGATTCTAACAAATTAGATAGAATTTCTGTGGAAGATTCTCATAATTGGGGATTTGTTCATAATCCAATTGGTATACCGGCTCATATCGTTACGACATATCAATCTAAAACTATCGATCCTACCTACGAAAATCAACATTGGCATTTTGAACGAATCCTTGGTTGTGGAGGTCAAACCTCCGAAACTAATCCAACTATTAAAGCTGCTCAAGCATTATTTGAGAAAAAGTGGGGGGTTATGTTGGATAATGGTCGACCAATAATTGATTCATTAGTTCGAAAAGAACCTGAAATTAACTGGTATCCTTGGGCAACCAAGAAATTTGGAATAGAGGTTTATAAATGAGATATATCTCCCATCGAGGTAATATTCACAATCGACAAGTGGACCACGAAAATACTCCGGAGTATATCCAGGAGGCTTTAGACAAAGGTTTTGATGTTGAGGTAGATGTTTGGGTGTTGAATGGATCTGTTTGGTTGGGACATGATAATCCTAAGATAAAGTTGCCCCATAACCTATTCCTCCATCCTAAACTTTGGTTCCATTGTAAAAATGTAGCCGCTTTCAATTACTTTGTGTCAATTCATGGGTTAGTACCGCATGTTAATTACTTCATGCATAATAATGATCCAATGGCCATAACTTCTCAAAAGTATTATTGGGTACATCCTGAATGGATTGGCAGTTTTATGGATATGACCAATTCCCATATGGAACGATATATTGCTGTTATGCCTAGTCAACATGCCTATATGTTGGTCCAATTGGTTGAAAATTTCGGGGGTATTTGCGCCGATAATATTTTCAGTCTTAAACAAGCTATAGAAGGACTTAAATGATAGTATCTGTAATTGGAGCCGCAGGTCACGTTGGATTACCATTTTCTCTCGTTTTAGCGGAGGCTGGATATACTGTTTTTGGTATAGATACGAACGAAGAATTGGTGGTTAAATTAAATAATGGTATCCTTCCTTACCAAGAAGAAGGGGCTCAAGCCTTATTGTCCAAGGCTCTCCGTAAGCGTGACCAGAGTCCTTGGACCCCAGGTTCTATTTTATTCATGGATACATATAGTAATTTAGAAATTTCCGATGTCATTGCCATTATGATGGGAACTCCTGTTGATGAAGAAGGTAATCCAAGATTAGATGGTATTTTGAATTTTGTTTCGAATGTTCTTATTCTAGAACTAAAAAAGGTACCAACGAATATCCCACTGATTATGTTGCGTTCCACGGTATCACCGGGTACCACAGAAATTATTAAGGACCTTCTGGAAAAAGGATTAGATAAAAAGGAAGGTCAAGGTTTCCATTTGGTATTTTGTCCGGAACGAGTGGCCCAAGGTGTTGGTATCAAGGAGGCTAAGAAGTTTCCTCAATTGATTGGAGCGTTTAGTGAGTTAAGTTTTACCGTAGCCGCTAATTTTTTTGGACAATTTGTTGAAAAGACTAGTATCTATTTAACACCTCGGGAAGCCGAACTTGGCAAACTTATGACTAATATGTGGCGTTTTATTACTTTTGCTTTAGCCAATGAATTTTATATGATTGGCCAAAAACAAAATGTTGATATACATAAGATTATTGATGCTATCAACCTTGATTATCCTAGGATGAATTTACCTAAACCAGGTCCTAACGTTGGTGGTCCTTGTTTATTTAAAGATGGTAAATTCCTTCTAGATGATGTCCCATATTCCGATCTGATTAGAACTTCATTTGATATTAATGAGGGTATGCCAGATTATATTTATTCAATTATCAAAGAAAAAGTTACTAACCCAAAACTCGCTATAATATTAGGAGCCACTTTTAAAGCTGATTCGGATGATATTCGTCAGAGTCTTTCTTATAAGATGCGCAAGGTCTTGATCAAACATGGTGTTGAATCATTTATGATTGATGGAATTGATCCAAAATTACTCAAAAATAAATCATCGAAAGTTAATTCCGAGGATGTTGATGTGATTATTCTGATGACTCCTCATTTTCAATTTTATGATTGGTTATCTACACGGTCATCGCCCTTCCGAGATGATTGTTTAGTTATTGATATTTGGAAATACCTAGATAAATCAAAACAGACTAAAACAGGTATATATTACATAAAGGATGTAAGATGAGTAAAATTTTAGTTACCGGCAGCGAGGGCTCTTTGATGCAGGCTGTTATTCCAAAACTATTAGCTCAAGGTCATACAGTTTATGGAGTTGACTCTTTGATGCGATATGGTGAACGTAGATATATCGCTGATGCCAAATATCCATTCCTTTGTGGTGACCTAGTTGATCCATTTTTTGTGGATGATGTTTTCAACCAAGCGCAACCGGACTATGTTATTCAGGCTGCGGCCAGAATTTATGGTGTTGGAGGTTTCAATGCATATCGTGCTGATATCCTAGGAGAAGATGTAACTCTCCATAATAATATTTTAAAGGCGGCCCATAATTACAATGTAAAGCGAGTTGTGTATATTTCGTCCTCTATGGTCTATGAAAATATTAAGGATGTTGGTTGGGCAGCCCGAGAAGGTTTTGAGGAGCTTTACCCTGCTCCATATACTGATTATGGTTTATCAAAATTAGTTGGAGAAAGACTTTCCAAGGCTTTTATGGAACAATATTTGCTTCCCTATACAATTTGGCGACCATTCAATATTATCACCCCCTATGAAACGGTTGATTCCAGAGAACAAGGTGTGTCTCATGTGTTTGCTGATTTCATTAACAATATTGTGGTTAAGAAACTCAATCCATTACCTATAATTGGTTCAGGCGATCAGGTTCGATGCTTTACCTGGATTGATGATGTGGCTCAGGCTATTGCGGATTATTCATTTTCTGATGAAACTCTTAATGATACTTTCAATTTAGGAAATGATGAACCAATTTCTATGAAAGATTTGGCTATCCTTATCTATAATACAGCGATTAAACAAGGACTTTTAGATACAACCACTAAACCGTTGGAATTCGAAAGAGTATTGGATTTTGTTCATGATGTTCAATATCGGAGACCATCGGTTGAGAAAACCTATAAGAAACTTGGATGGAAAGCTAACCAGTTAGTTGATACTTCCGTTGATATGTGTTTAACTGCTCTAGGAAATAAGATCAAAGCGGATGGACCTGTTGGAGAAATGATCAAACTTTAACACTTGCTTTTCCTATAGTCTTGTGTTATAGTAGTATCATATTAAATTAAGGATTTCGCGATGGTTGATTTGTCAGGACTAACTGTAGTTTCCGATAAGGCTATTATGGAGGAATTTAACCGAAGGAAATTAAACGAAACTTTCCTGAGGGATGTGCCTAATGTAGATATTATCCAAAGTATTTTTAGTCGTGGCCTTATCGAGGATGTCCTCGCGAAAACTCCAATTGAAGATATTGAGGACCATATAAATCGCGAACATGCAAGTGATCAAGTTTCCCTTGGAGATTTTAATGATTCGGAATTAATTAATGAATTACAAGATAGAAAATCTTCTATGGAAGTAGCTGAGTTATTATCCGATGAATTTTCGGAACAGTTAAAATGGATAGATACCTATATCTTGAACAAACAATATGGGGAACAAATCCGAAAAGCTGCGGAGATTTTACCAAGATTAAGCCCATTGATTGGTCTGTTAGATAAATAAGTTTGCTGGGGTAGTTTAGAGAAGAACACCGAGGTACCCCCTCGGAGACGCTGGCTTGTCCCAGCCCCTTGCTCCATTTTTAGGATTAGATTATGATAATAGATTATGCTGATTTGTATTTTGTTATTGGGTTATTTGTTACTTTTGCATTTTTGGTTGCTACTCCGACAAATTCTCCGAAAATATCTATTTTCCAAATTGTTTTTGTCATATTATCATGGCCGGCCCTTTTTGTTGTTGGATTTATCAATAATGTTTAAAATCTTTAGACGTTTGTATCATCTATTCAAAGGTGATTCCCTACAAAATTCATATGACATGTGTAACCATAAATGGGATAAATTCTCATATGGGAAACGCCGGTGCTTAATATGTGGTAAAGAAGAATGGTTGTTTTCTAAACCGTATCCAGATATTGGCGAAGCCAAATATACTTGGGAAGATATGACGCCACCTAAATTGGATAATTTGGCTAAATTGGATAA